CCAACGACGAGCACGACGCAGGTCCGTCACGACATCAGCACGCCACTCCCAATTGTACATCACCATGCGAGGGGACAGGGTTGGGAGGAGCTTCGCGCCGGAGTAGGAGAGCATGGAACCGCGCCACTTGAGGGCGGAAGACTCGCCAGTCAGAGCCCAGCAAGCAAGGTTACCCATCGCGATGATGATCTTGGGTTTGATCAGCGCGATCTCTTTGAGGAGTGAATTGTAACCTGCGACAACAACAGGATCAACGTACCTGCCATTAAGGGGGAGGAAGTTTGGCTTGATGTCCGTCTTCTTCACGGGCATCCACTTCTCAAGCTCGTTGTATGGAGGGCGAGCATTAACGACGTTGGTGGTGTAGCACTCGGAGCGGTGGATGCCTGCCTCGAGAAGCATACGGTCCAACTCACGGCCATCACTTCCGCTGAAGGGTTCTCTAGTCACCTCATCTTCGGGTGACCAGAACTCCCCCACGATCATGATGGAAGCAGACGTTGGGCCTGAACCCATTAAGACGTGGGGAATGTTCATTTCAGCAAACCTGCCTTTCGGAAGGCGATCAGGATGTAAGGGTCGGTATCAGGCTGCTTGGAGTACCACAGGGCGTAGCCCTTATCCACACGAGAGATCGGCTCGTCGCGGTACTTACCAAAGGGCATGATGGTAGGGATGCGAGCGAGTTCACTCAGCTCCCACAGCTCCTGGATGTTCTTGACCTTCGTCTGCTCGATGATGTGGCGGAGGACAATCTGGTTAATGTGAACGTCAACGTGAGCGGAGTGGGCACCACGCAGCATTTCGCGGGCGCCTTCTTTGTCCTGTGAGACGTAGTACAGGACAGCAGAAAGGCTGTGCGAATCCAGCTTGGGCCAGACGTAGCGAGCCAGGGCGAGGGTGCAGATGCGCTTGACAGGGGGTTCGCCCAAGACTTTCCAGTCAAAGTCAATGTTATGCCCGACCATGTAGGTCATGGCAGGCAGGTCCTTCCGTGCCTGGGTGTGTGGTGGGCAAGCCTCGAGTTCGTGCGGCAAGATATGGTGGGTGGCCATAGCGCCCCAGGCCATAGGCTTGCTGGGCTTGTAACGCAAGGCAAAACCTTCGCCGAGTTCACAGGAGGGGGTGAGGGCGTAACAGGCGAGTTCGATACACTCACCGTCCTTCTTATCCGTGGTTTCAGTATCCACGAGGTAGGCTTCATGATTCATGACAACTCCTTCAGGCGTTCAAGGCACATTGCGAAGGCGGCGGGATCGGCTTCCACCCCGGTGGCGGCGCACTGGAAGGTGTGGGCTGCCGGGAAGATTGGGCCAGAGCCTGCACAGAAATCCAAGACCTGTTCGCCCGGGTTGACGGAGCGCTTGAGCAGGTCCTCATACAGGGCGACGGGCTTCTGGGCCGGGTGATCCATCTGAGGGTCGGCGTTAGCAGTGATAACGTCGCCGTAGATCTTGGTCACTTTCTTATCCCCCTTCACCGCAAAGAGAATGATTTCGTATTTCCGCTGCGGACCATGCTCAGGCCAGGGGGCACGGGAACCGCCGGGCTTGTACCAGATGAGGGGGGTGCGGAAGACCCGAAACCCCTCGTCTTCAAGCAGGAGTTTCAGCTCTGCGAAATTGCCCAGGTCACAGAAGAGGTAGACGTGTGCATCAGGCTTGGTGACACGGTACAGTTCCGGGATGGCATTCTTCATCAGGAGAGCCCAGCTCTCATAGCTGTCGTCGTAGAAGTGCGCACCCTCTACTCGGCCATCGCGACCGCCGAAGGTATCAGCCCCCATGCCGTAGGGAGGGTCACTCAAGACGACGTCAAACACCCCGCTGGGACAGTCGGCGAGAAACTCCAGGCAGTCACCCTGTCGGGCGACGTGATGAGAAGCGTTGAAGGTTTCCCCCACACGCGCTGCGAGTTCTTCACGGCGTTCCTTCTTCTCCAGTTTCTCGATAACCTTCATCGCCTCTTTAGCGGTCTTAGCTTGGCGCACTTCCGGCTTGTCGAGGTGGCGGGCCACCAGAACCTCTGTTCGGGCGGCGGAATACGCTGCGCCGAGTTGGGCGATTGGGGAGGTGAAGTCACCCAGGACTTCCCGCGCGATCGTCTCCGCTGTTGGGGGAGGGGCGCCCTTAGTCTCCGCTTGGGCACGACGCAAACCCTCCAGGCGGGAGACTGCCTCTGCCCGTTCCTGCCAGGTGAGGTCCACCCGATGCAGGTTTTCGTCTAATTCCGCTTCCTCCGCAGCCAGCGGGTCAAGCTCCGAGAGGAGCGTGTAGGGGATGCAGCCTTCGGGGACATCTTGTCCATCGTATCTGAGCCGCCCACCCAGTTCGTAAATATCAGCAACAGCCCTAAGACGACGCTCACCGGCAACAAGCACAAGATTATCATCAAGTACCCGAAACACCGGCGCCATAAGGAGACTGCGGCTTTGAATTGAATCCACAAGTTCATTGTGTCTCTCCAAGGGAAAGTCCTTCCGCTGCCGCCCCTCGGGGACGATGACGGAGGTGATTTTAGCATAGCGATACTGTGTCATTGGGGTGCCTTCACTTTCAGGGGGAGGTAGCGATCCAGCTGGTACTGGGCAATCGTGTCAAGGTCGAGGCCACGACGCTCCGCGATGAGGGCGAGGAACTGCAACTCTTGGCCGATGTAGTGGATGAGCTGGGCGTCTGTGAGTTCCTCCGATTGGCTTGGAATCACCTTGTTGGTGAGCAGCTTCTTTTGAAATTCATTAAAGCGCATGACGGGCTCCAAGTGAAAAAGGGGAGCCGTAGCCCCCCTCTGGTTGGTGTGGGTTAGAACTTGGCGAGGCCGGCGATGCGGTCCTGGACTTCACCTTCGTACAGCTCGTGAGTGATCTGTACCTTCACAGCGCGACCAAAGGTTGCGGCGAAGGAGAAGGGGGAGCCTTCGCGGTTCATGTCCAGGGCTTCGCGGAAGCGACGCAGCGAACCGTTCTTGCCCGGTGCCATGTCCAGGCCGCCGGAACTCGACACGTCCAGCATGATGGAATATGTCTGGGTCACGGTGGCTGGCAGGGCAGAGGCGCCTTGCACTTCAGCAGGGATCTCGATCGTCACGGGAGTGTCGTAACGCCAGCCCGACTTGGTTGGATCTTTCTTGCCGGTCCAGGGCACGATCTTGCCTTCGCCCAAGATGGCGCTGTACTCACCCACGGGGAGAGGGTTGCGCTTCTTGGAAACTTCATTGACTTCAGCGTGCAGGAAGGCGTTTGGATCGAATTGAGACATGGTAAATTTCCTTTAAAAATGGAAGTTGTGTTAAGGTTTTTCCAGATTAACGCTCTGGAGGGCGGTTATACTTTACCGCGAGAAGACCAGCGGTCCATGATCTGCGCGAAGTCCGGGGTGATCTTAGACTTAATGGGGAGGTTGCGGGTCTTGGTGTCCACATTACCCGCCGCAGTGTCCCAGTAGAACTTATCACCTTCTCTGACGGTGTAGATGACATCGGAGAATAATTGGGGGATGTCCCCACTCATCGCCTTGCCCACAGCCTTCGTCATAAGCTTCACGCCACCTGTGATCTCATCAGTTTCACGTCCGACGTGAGCGATCAAGACATAGGTGTAACGTGAACCCTGGGTGTGAAGGCGCAGGTAGTTCATCAGGTTGTTTTGCGCAACGCCGTAGTCTGAGGGGGCAGCCGTAGGCTTATTGCCGATGACCATCTTCATCACGGCGTTGGACAACTCACTCAAGGAGTCTTCAACGTAGATGCAGTCACTTCCGAACTCGTCCACTGGTCCGAACTTCTGGCCTGTGCGATCATCTGGGAAGTCCGCGCAAGCCGTCAGAATCTTGTGGAAGGGGTTGTTCTTGGAGCGATCTGCATCTTGCAGTTTGGTGACCATTTCGTAAGAGAGGCGACCTACATCTTCCGCTGCACGCATGATCGACTTAAGTCCCAAGGGACGGACCAAGGAGTTGTGCCAGTGAAGGTTATCGGGGACTGGCAAACCCCGGTCAGTCCAGTAACCGAGCAAGGATTCCAACCCGTTCTCGATGAAGTGGACAAACACTTTCTTATCATGCTTCTTTGCCCAATCGACCAAGGTCCCCAGGGCGTAGGTCTTGCCCGTGCCTGAGGCGCCCTCAAGCATAACCTTGGGGCCGACCAGGACGTTGGCTTGGGTGACCACCTCAGCGGTCGAGGGGGTTGGCGCTGCGCTTGAACTCATTTTCATATTCCTTTAAGGCCCACTGCATGTGGATGTTGAACTCGTGCTGCACTACCCCTTCGGGCAGGCTGTTTAGGTGAGAGAGCGAATAGTACTTGAGGACGCTCCCCGGGATCAGGTCAGTGAGGTGACCTTGGGGGCAACTGCCACAGACCCCCATTTCACACGACCAGAGCATGGCGGGGGTTACCCTTACCTCTCCGTAGACGTGCCCGCAGAACAGGCAATAGTACTTCCGGCTGAAGAGGTGCTCGTGCTCTCGTCTGATTGGGTCCCACTTGCGCGCTGCCTGCTTAACGCCGAGGGACTGAGAAGGCTCGCCCTTTGGGTGGTAGATGTATTCGAGGGAAACCCGTTGCGGGGCTGGTTGTTGCATTGAAATCTCCGGTGTGCGTCAGACACCCCTTTGAAGGCCCATTGCCGTGCTCGTTGGAGCCAAAGGGGTTCCATATCTTCCCGAGAAAAACCGGGGCTCACTTAACGACCTGCTCTTCCCGGGCAATGGGGTTCCAGATGCGGCGCTCGAAATTCGTCTCCAGCCAAGGCTGGGGGTCTTTCGTAATGCAGATCTGGCGGAACCCGCAGCCGCCGTACTCGAGGCAGGAGGAGTCAAGGTTGTAGTCCCAGTAACCCTGCTCCCAGCAACGCTTCATGTCTTCAATGTCGCGGCAGAGTTGGTGGTACCAACGGTCGATCATCCACTGAGGGCGGTAGGTGATGGCCTCCGCGTTGTCGTACTTCGTCTTGAGGATGGAGATCCCTCGGACGAGGAAGCCGTTGAGCTTCATGCCCGCACGACCAGCGGCCCAGCAGTACCCTGTGAACTGGCTGCGTAGATCCCACTGCTTCGACCAGGAGGGGCCGAGGCTGGAGGTGGTCTTGTCGTCCTCGCCGAACAGGCCGCCTGCGTATTCCACCATCATGTCCATGCGTCCTGTGTAGAGGATGGGGTTTCCCGTGACAGGGTGGATGACGTCCGTAGGCTCAGCGAAGGAGAATTCAATCGCTTTCCCACCGGAGGGGAGTGTTGCTGGGACGGCTGGGTCGGAGTCCAAAGGCCACACGTGGAAGTAGTATTCCAAGGCGCCCGCCATACGAGCTGCGCTCTTGGCGGAATCCATCGGGCACTCAAAGTCGCCGTAGAATTCCAGCAAGGCGCCGAGGCCCTTGGCAATCGCTGTTTCTGCGTCGTCGCCATGAACGTAGTAGGCTTCGCGCACGGTTTCCAAACCCTTGGCGTAGGCACCCCCCGCGTGAAGGTGGACGGAAGGCACCTTCGGCTTCCAGTGGTTGAGGTACTCAAGCTCAAACTTGCGGCGGCAGGAGCGGAAGGATCCGATGATTGTGGAGTCAACAATCTCGGGGAATGGAGGGCGCTCACTCATGGCTCAACACCGAAGGGGTGTGCTCGATTGCCAGGAGGTTGCTGCGGCGCGCATTCAGCTCGGTCTGGGCCTTGCTGTGCTTGGCGTCCAGCTCCTTCTGGGCGGCGTCCAGGCCCGTGAGGGCTGCTTCACGCAGGTTGGTTACCTCAGACGTGATCGTGATCTCCGCCGTGCCGAGGAAAGTCCAGCCGACGGACGTCATGCTGTCAGGGTCGGCATCACTAAAGATCACGTCGAAATTATTGAGGGCCTGGGCCACACCGTTGCGGATAACGGACTCCAGGGAATACTGGCTCGACGCGAACATATTGGTTTGGATAACTTGGCTCATGGTTTTCCTCGTAGAGCTAAGGGTTAGGAAAGGGATTCAACACAGGGGATGGCGATCATCACACAGCCATCTTGGAAACGGAAGGTATCTCGTCCGACGAGGCCCTGGTCTTCCGGCAGGGGTCCGCCGAAGTTGGGGTCCTCAAACGCCACCTCCACCTTGTCGGCGAAGTTGGAAAGGAATTCGCGCAATTGTCCGACGTTCATCACAAACCTCCGAGTTCACTGAGCAGGTCGTCTGCGTTGGGGATTTCGGCCACAGCCTTGGTCTTGCGGGATTTTTCACTCGCGACGGAAGCACTGCGTCGATCGGAGCGGAGCAGGGCGATGCCGTGCTTCATGTCCTCCTGGGTGAGTGTACCCGCAATCCCCTTGCGGCGCAGCTCATTTATCTGAGCGATCGTTTCGAGATTCATGCTTGACCTTTCAACGCCCGTTCAAGGGCTTGGATTGTCAACTTCGGCCCCCGAACAACATGCACCCCGACAGGGGTGTTTGCAATATAAGGGGCGAGGTCGAGGAAACTCTGGTTGAAAAACTCTGAGGCCAGGCCGCAGAAGAATTGTGAGAAGGCGCCCTGGGGGATGCGTTCCAACGCTTCGCTGAACAAGTGTTGTTCCACCTGTGTGCGCAAGGTTAAGGGGACAGCGATCTCCAGGGACTTTGAGGGGGTGGTGTTGCGTGGGCGTGGCATGATAATGGCCGGTTATTAGAATTTTATTATCGCCGGGTGTTTGAATTTTGTCAACCAAGTGATGCAAAACTCTTTCCCCACAATAAAAAAGGGAGCCGAAGCTCCCTTTCTTGTCCCGCCCCAGGGGGGGAGGATTAGCTGGCCAGCTCGTTGAACAGGTCGTCGCCGGATACGCCGGCTGCCTTGACGTCCTTTTCCGCTTGCAACTGGGCAATGCGTTGGCCGATCTTGGTGGCTGGGTTCTTGAACGAGGCGTACAGCTTGCTGCGGGTCAAGCCGGATGCTGCACCAGCTTCCAACTTGGCTTCCAGGAAAGCCTTGACTTCGGCAACAGACTTGCCGGATTCCATGACCAACGCCTTGATGACGATGGAGGCGCCGGAGAAAGAGTCGCCAGATTGACGACCAGCTGCGTTCCACTCACCGCCAGCGATGCGATCGCCGACCTTTTCGATGGCCAGCAGGGCGTCATCGACGTCCTTTTCCGAAGCGGCGGCATCACCGATCTTCTGGCTCAGGCCATGACCGGCTGCTTGCAGCAACAGGGTGGCGGGGACTGCGTAGGTGCGGGTTTCGCCGTTGCGGAAGTCGAAGCGGACTGCCACGGTGCCTGCGGCTTCGTCAACCAAGATGTCTTTCTGGATTTGACGGTTGCCTGGGAAATCGACCACGCGGCCATCAGTCAAAGTGACTGTATGGTAAACCGTAGGGGCCTTTTTGGTCGATGTTTGCGCTTGTTCGGACATGATAGACTTTCTAGTCTGCGGGGTTTGAAAAGGGTTCCGCGTCACCCTCCCCCGGATATCGGGGGGAAATTGAATTATGCGCCACGCGTGCGGGGGTGTCAATCAAGAAATTGTAACAACCCTCAACCCTTTCGGAGCCCGTTTTCAGCATAATCCCAGACGGAGTTCGGGGCGGTGGTTACAGGGGGTGGAGTTTGCTTGGCACACAGGACGCGGATTGTCTGCTGCTCCAGGGCGACCTTCAGCCTCCCCTGACTCATCTCGCGGAAGAATGGGGGGATGTGAAACTCGGCGAGCAGGGTCTGGATCTTACCTGCTACACTGCCCTTAGTGCGATGGGGAAGGGCGTAGGAGCAGAGGCCCGGGCCGCCAAGAGGGTAGAGGTCGAGCAACACGCACTCTTCCCATTCTTCCCAGGGTTTAGGTGTTGCGCGGGTATATGAGTGGGTCATGGGAGGGCCCCCTGTAGGGGTGTTTGTCGGATCATAGGGCCTCCGCCTCTCGCCGTTTGATGGCGTCAAGGTGGCCGCGTATTGATTCGGTTGATCGCTGGTAGCCCTCTCGGGCAAGGGCTCGTTTGATGAGTTCTTTGCCGTGACCGAGTGCCCGCTGCTC